TTCAGTGACTACACTTAAAACTTTTCCGTCTCCACCTACCGGAATCCGAGCCCAGCCGGCCACTTCGTCCTGCTCAAGAATAGTACACGATAAAAGCATTCCATCTGCGCGTACCGCGTATACTAATTCCGGACGGCCTTTTGCGTAGGCAATCTGAACAATCCCTCCAACGGTAATTTCTTCGGCCAAAACATTTTTATCAAAAGCCTTGAATGAATCTTCCATTAAACTATATCCAAAACCCCGGATAGTTAACGCGCCTTGCTCTAAATAATACGTTTGGTTATTAATAAATAAAGGCATCATATCCGCTGCCGCGACACCGGAAACCGGCGTAACCAAAATTGTCGTAGGAGCAATTGCCGCGCCGTCCGAGCCGCCATTTGCTTTATAAACTCCTCCAGAAGTTCCCACAACCATAAATTCCGAAGTACCACTAAACCAGCGGATTCGATCAGCAGTAAAATTCTGAGAACTTAATGTAAAAACAAATCCATCTAATGCTTCGGTCCCAATCGTAAATTCGTCATATTGAGAAGCACCCGTATCTGCATCCGGTCCCCGGGATCCCCACATGACATCTGGATCATTGTCCGTGCCGCCCATATTCAACCGGCCGCCGTATAAACCAATCGCCCCGGGGAAATCCCCGATCCGAGTAAACAATCCGCGAATTAATTCAACTGTCCCACCTGAACTCCAAGTCGTGTAACCCGATGTATCAATATCTATGCCGAGTTCGTTAGTCAAACTAAACGTATTAGCATCAATTTTCGTAACCCAATAAAATTGGGCATTTAATTCGGTCATACCAACTATGCCAGAAATATAAACCTTATCCCCGGTCAATAATCCGTGCCCATTACTGGTTATTACTCCGGGATCCGCTTTGGTTATCGCACTAATTGCTATTCCTACATCCCGAACTAACGCGATTTCCCCGCCAGACGTATAAACCGAATACGCGGAAGTATCAACCGCCGAGCCAGCCAAGGTTTTCAAACTAAACGTAGATACACCTATGTATTCTACTAAATATTCTTGGGCATTAATCTGCTGCATCCCACCTACATGCGCGATATAAATACGATCACCCGTAATTAAACCGTGATTCGCGCAAGTTATTACTCCCGGGCTGGCATTAGTAAAGCCCGTAATTTTTAACGTTGCTGAATACCTGGTATACGCGGCTAAAGTCCAAGACGTATTTCCTCCGCGAATTAATACCCGAGGTTCGTGATTCGGATGCACAATGTACATCAAATCCGCGGTGCCGCAATATTTAATTTCTTTAGCTTCTACGGCATAATAAGGCGAGGCTATTTCATATACCCGAGAAACCGTTCCACCAGAAGAATACGTAGTAAAAGCCGCAGTACTAATCGCGTTCCCATCAATATCTTTTAAAGTAAAAGTATGGGTACTTACATCAGCAACAATAAAAAATTGGGAATTAACTTCCTTCATCCCAACAACACCGGCAATATAAACTTCATCGCCATTAGCAAACCCATGGCTTGTACTGGTAACAACACCTGGAGCGGCTTTAGTTATTCCTGAAATAACCTTTGCTGTCTCAAGAACGACACCGCCATTCTTATGAAAACGGATTTTTAAATCCGTAAATTCCAAAGAATACGCCTGATCAAGATTAAACTTAAACGGCACGCCCCAAGGTAATCCATTTAGCCGGCTATGGATACTGTAAGAAAATCCGGGCCTAAAAAATAACCCCCCGGTTAACAGGGGGGTAAAATTTCGACAAATTTCTAATCCGCTTTTATAGAAGGGGCGATCAATCCGGCCCCATAAATTCGGTGATAATTCGCCCGACGCAAAATTGTTTTGTATAGTATTTACTGACATTATGTAAAAAGATGTACGCCATCTGTTGCTACCGATCTACGGCCGTTTCTGCGGCTTAATAATAAAGGACTTACGTTACGAATACGCGGAGGATTCTCATGGCCGTTTTTAGCCCGAGCTTTTACTTCCCAGCGGTCACGAATCTTCTCCATTCCCGCCATACTTTTATTTAAACCGGTAAGACTATTCCCAAAAACAACCGCTAATTCCGCTACTAAAAGCATCAAGAAAAGCGGATCAAACTTAACCACATCTATAATATCATAGATATAGCAAAAATTAATTGATGCCGCGCCGTCATTATTAATCAACAATAACCCATTCTCGATAAGAAAATCTGTCTCTACATTATCAACAGGATCATCGCCTAAAAACACGGGGGCGATATAATCACCCGGTAAGACGTAGGCATCATCATAACCAAAAGCGGGAGCAGTAGAAGATCGAGGAAGGGTCGCACGTTTCCGGGCAAAATTCCAGGGGAACATCCGAAGAATCGAACGACGGGTAGCATCATACCAACGAGAACCTAAAGCCTCTTCGTCCGTCTCCGGAGTTTCAAGGCTTGTCATTAACTGATTATGACGCAATAAATCGAGGGATAAATTACAAACTTCTACCGATGAATTTGGCGCGCTCATAATTTATCCCTCGTTTTTATTTCAAACAATTATTCGATATACTCGATAATGCCCGCGATAGTGCCAACATCAGCACCGGCGGTATTACCGGTTAAAGCGATATCGAATGCACCGTATTTGTGCATATCCGCGGCGGTCAAACCCGCGATCAAATACAACTCTTTGCCCATATCCGCGAGGGCAGGTTCGTACACCGAAGTCAGCGCTTGACCGGCGCTATAATTAACGGTGTTTAACAAACAGTCCTTATCGATTTCGGACCCGTCAATCTCTTTCGGCTTATACACACCGATCTCGAGATCCGTAAGACTGGTAATATTATCGCAACCCAGCTTTACGCTTACGATCTTTGCAAAAGGGGATACTCGTGCTACGCGCCAAACTGACGCATTAACGTCCCCCGCAGCCTTCTCGAAAGAGAAAGCTACTTTTTTTACCGGCGCCCCGCAGAAACGAGCGGAAGCGTCTACGTCGCCCTTCTTAGCCGACGCATTTTGTGTTACAAAATCATTGTACGCTGCCATGTAATGCTCCTTTCCTGAATTACGGGGTTAAGCGAAGTCTCTGAACACGAACGCCAGCGGTACGAACGGCGCCGAGCTCTTTGATTACGTTAATGATATCGGTTTCAATTTTAGTCGGGTAATCTTTGACCTCGACTTTTCTTTCCAGGGATATACCCAGGGCCACTCCGCGCTGCGCGAGAGCAAAAGATATTCTTTCCGCGGACACTGTTTCGAGAATCGGATCGGTCACGCTGGATCCAGCACCAAACGCTATCAGGTCCATCCCTAAAGCATTGGTGATAATACCTTTTTGAATCACATACTGCGAGGTGTAATCCCCACTGGTGAGCTCAACTTCACTCATCAGATCAGTATGCTCGTCACCAGAAATACCGATGACGATCGGAACCGCGCCCTGATTGCCGACTTCAGCATCAATAAAATTCGCGCGTATCTCGAGTAATTTCTCATACGTAAACCCTGCGGTAGCGTCTACGCTGGCCACACCATCGCTGGTGTAGGACACAGTGGTCCCAAAATTACGGCCGGTATAAACAGACGCGAACAAAGCGTCATATATAATGCGATCGGTTTCTCTTTCGACTGCGGCAATGCACAGTGCAGCTAAATCACTTTGCGGATCCGTCAACATACCACGCACATCTTTTTTGTCGGCCAATAAGGTCACGACTACGCGGTCACGAGACATTTTTCTACGATTAAACGTAGCTTCCACCGGCTGAATATCCGGGTTCCTGCCGTTTGCATGATACGCCTGTACTTCAGACAGGCCATCGTACGCGAAATCATCACCTTGGATGCCTTTTCTGATCGCGTAAGGCAAAAGACGGGAAGTCATTTGCTGCTCAGCTACATCAAGAGCGGCATTGAACTCCGTTATTTGAACATTGTCGTAAGACATAAATCCTCCCGTATTTGGTTAATTTTGCCCCAGCGAGTGACGATCCCCGGCTCAACTTCCCGGACGTTTTTCTCTGAGTTCGTCGGTTATTCTTTCGTCGATCCCCGGTTTACGATCTCCCGGACGATTACTTAAATGTCACCAACACTTTTAATTGTCAAAGGTATTTCTCTTGTATCACAAAAATATTTTTTTGTCAAGCTAAATTTTTACTGGCCTCCCATAACTATTCTTAATTTCTCGCGCAATCCGTCCATCTGTTGCAATAGCGCCCTATTTTTAAACGGATCTTTATAATCCGGATTTTTCATTATCTCCTGCATTTTAGCGGTAATTGTTTCCTTAGTTTCCCCGCCGCCCCCACCTCCCCCGCCGCCTCCGCGAAAAGGGTCCTCACCGGTAAACTTTTTAGCCATCATATCCGTTGCCGCAAGAATTACGGTCAACTCTTTTTCCGACATCCCCTCCAATAACGGTTTTACATTATCCGGAAGATTAGCGGCTAAAAACTTTTTGCCATTAGCAATAATGTTATCCTTTTGATTGCCAAAAAGATCCGTCGCCATTTTTACAAACGCATCATCATGGCGCTTTGTCGTCGCCATATCAGCAGAATAAATCAACTTCAAAAAGCCCGCAATCAAAGGTTTCGCCTGATATTGACTTATATTCGCTGAATGAAGAAGATCTTTAATGAATTTACTCTCCCCGGCTTTCTTTGCGAACTCCGGAGGAAGTCCTTCTATTGTATCCGGGATCACATATTTATCTGGGGTTTCCGGGCGCAATTTTCCATAAAATGCAACCTGCTTCTCTTCAGGATCTTCCGCCGCCGGAATAAATCGTTGCCCGAGTAAAGTCTGGGCCCCGTCTAATTTTTTAAGTACGTCGCTAAAAGTGGCCGCGTCTTTTAAATACGGTTTCTCTTTAAAATCCGCGGGTAATACCCCTTTAAACGCGTCGCCCTGTAAAGCACCTAAACTTTCTGCGGTAATTACCGCTGGTATCGGATCGCCTTCAGCCATTTTATTCCTCCCTTTTCTCGATTAGATTTTCCGTCTCCGCGGACATTAATTTTCTCAAGTCATGAAATATCGACAGGCGACCCACATTATACATCATTGAATTTGTGGGCGCATCTTTCAATTCGTTAATAACCACCGGGTTACTTCGGAAACCACAAAGATTCACTACGTGTTTTAGAATGATCCTTACATTCTCGTTTTCCGAAGCGCTGTTAATTGCCAACTTAACCCGCTCCATTTCCGCTTGCAGCTTTTCCAGAGCTCTTTTCTTCGCTTCCGCGATAGCCTTTATTTCTTCTGGGTTTTTGATTTCTTCTGCCATTACATTATCATCCCGGTATAGTCTATCCCCGAGCCTCCTCCGTTTAGCATCCCGTTCATCCCACCAGTTGTAGCCTTGGCTTGCGCATTCTGCTGATTCGCGGATGCTTCTTTCGCTTTAACATCGGCCGTCACCGTTGCGGCCTGCATTTGCATTCTCATTGCTTGAGAATCATTATACGCTTTCAATGCCTTGTAAAATTCCTCTTCAGATAAAAGAAGGTCATCTGGGGCACCATAAAGATCATTCACCAATTCCATAGACCTCTTTTTATCAATTCGAAGTATCAACTCCGCGGATACCCCGCTAAATCCCGCAGCAAATTGCCATACAGATATTACGCCGCGCAATTCTTCGGCCCTTAAAATCCGAGCAGCAGGAGAAACATATTCAATCTCATAAATTTCAATTCCCTGTTTACGTAACGCCAATAAATCTTCCGGGATTATCAAAGGTTCTTTACCTTCAGCTCTTACCATAGCCTCTAATTGCGAACCCGGCTCAACTCCTAATTCTCCCGATTCTTCCAATATTTTTATAGTCCTACGAATTGTCGGAGTTAATTTTTCGTCTATCTGCCGGCTAAAAATTGAGCCCACAGAATCAGCGCGTAACTCGTTCCGAATTTGAGCCTCGCCTAAAGTCATGCGAGTTTTATTATTCAAATCCGTCAATCGATCAACATAAAAATGGCCATTAATTTCTACCACCAACATTTCCATCAATTTCAATGCCGGGGTCATTTGCCCTACTGAACCAATTTGTCCTATCGGCGCCATTCCAGTAATCTTCGATGAAGTAACATCAATAGGGATTACCGAACTCGGGGACCTGTCAATTACGCCGGCGCCGAAAGTTCCGTCGTCAAGAACATACCACGGAGGAAACAATGAGAGCTCTGTTCCTTTAGAAATCATTTCCACCAAGGCGTTTAATTCAATCGTCGGGCTAATCGCGTTATACGCAGCACTCCGGCCATATTCCTCACCTTCATTTTTATAAAACCGACTGACCGTTATCGGATTGCCACTAAATCCGGCTTCGCGTACAACCAATTTCTCGTCCATTAAAATATGAATTGATTCATACGAGAATATTTTTTGCCCGGCACCTTTAGGATCATAATCCGCGCGTGGGCGTACCAACCACAATACTTTTAATTTCGTATCATGATTATTGGCCGCTATCAACGCTTTAACTTTATCAGTATTAGCAATTTCCCCGTATTCTTCTATTAACTGAAAGGCATTAAACTCGTCCTCATAAAATTCTTTAATTACCCGGCCTTTAGAATCTTCAATCACATAAAGTTTTTTCAGAGACATAGCTTTATATTCAACCTTATGAGCTGAACCGCGCGGAGCCGCGAACACGCCTAAACCATCAGTACCGAAAGCTGCCCCTTCAGTAAATGATTCCAAACGGGCAGTACCAAACGCTGCTTTCTCGTGCTCCATTT